CACTGATTTTTTCGCGCAGGGTGAACGTGACCAGCCAGGCCATTTTATTATCCTGTTGCGGCGCATCAATTGCCCCGGAAAATGTCCCTTCGCGAAAGTTGATCGCCTGTGCGGTCAGGTTGGCCACCCGGTAAACCTGCAATGAACCGCTGGCAGATTTAGCCTCTGCCAGCTCAAACAGCCGCTTTAATGTGGCCGCATCCCGAAAGGATACTGTCCCCGACACGCGCAATTCTTTGGCCTTAATCCCCTGCTCTGCATTGGCCGTGCTCGATGACTGCCCGGACTGGTCTTTTTCCGCAAACTGCATGGTTGGCGTGACTTTCAGATTCATCAGCGGGATGGCTTCGCCATTAAGTGCCAGTGTGGTTATCGTCATGGATCATCGCCTCCAACGTGGATAAATCCGCCCCGCTAAATAACGTGGCCAGGGTATACACCGAATCCTGATTAGGGATATTTTTACGCAGTTCTCCGGCCAGATACGCGCCGTTCCCTTTGGCCGTAAACACCCACGCTGGGGACGTTTTGCCTTTCAGTGCGGATAACGCATCGGCCGCCGCCGTCAGGGCAGATTCCCGCGCGGCGGTGAAGTCTTTCAGCGCTGACAATAATCCGGCAGCACTGGCACCGGTTGCGGCTTCTACCTTAGCGGCCGCAATGCGTTGGGCATTTACCGCCAGGCGGTTGGTGGCCGTAGAAAGCGGCAGCGCCGCAGGCAAACCGCCAGACAATTTTGCAGGGATTTTCATCTTAGTGATGGCCAGCTGTGCCGCTTCCTCTGCCCGGCGCTTTACCTGGGCAATCACCGGCAGCGGCAGTACGCTGGAATAATCAGACAATAACCCCATAAATTCCGCGTGTGTCGGGGCGTTGAGCATATGCACCACAATGCTGGTTTCATCACTGACACTTTCCAGTTTTTTGGCCAGGTATTCCGTGGCATTAACCGGGCTTAAATAGCTACTATCACCCGCTGCCTGGCCAACGCCGTAAACCCACGGATGAACCGGCAGCACCGAACAAGTTAATGCGCTCATATCTGCCGGGATGCTTAATGTTGCTTTACGCCACATTTTCTGGAACCTCTGGCCAGGTGATATCCGGTGCGGCCGTTGTATCAATCCGATTCAGTAAAACCCGGTATGTCTTCCAGGCCTTCAAACTGGCCGCTTCCGCCTCGGTGGCAATGCCCAGGTCAGCGGCATCCTGCAAAACAGCAAGGCTATTAACAGCAACCTGCATCCGCTTTTGTTTTTCCCGTAAAGCCATTTCCTGCAATTCCTCGGCCGTCGCTTGAGGAACATTTGCCCAATAGGGCATCCCCGCCTTATTTGGCATTCTGGTTTTACCGTCAGGGATCGGATCAACCGCATACTTTTGATATGTTGCCGCCGTAACGGCTTTTGCATCCTCTGGCCACGTCCCTGCCTCCTGATAAACCGCTTTCAATGGTTCAGGGTAAAACGCGTTAGTTGCTGCACTGTAGAAAAAATTCATTTTGATAATCCCTTACCAGCCTGTGGCTTCCCAATAACTGCCGTTACTATCCTGGCCGCAGGTGAAACCGATGTTATTGATAATTTGCGCCGTTCCAAAGTTATCTACGAACGTCCCGGCACCGCCATTGATAACGGTCACTTGGACGTTTGCGCAAGCGTTCGGGAAGGGGATTGGGAAATTCACGGTCGACCATCCACGACTTCCCTTATTCACGTATCCCCACTGCTTAATCATTCCGGTATCACCGCATCGCCACCAGCCCCCTCCTAGATTGGCGGTATTGGTATTCACCGGCTGACGATTGTTAGGGCTATAAACACGTTGCCCCTGCTCATAAATCGCGCCCCCGTCAGAATAAATATTCCCCTGTGCGCTCAGGTCACCGGTGCCGGAAATTCTGAAGTATCCCGTTTGAGCGTTGTTTGCCTGATTAACGATGCGGAAAGAAAATCCCCCCACACCACCGCCCTTGTTATTAATAAAGTTGGATTCGCCCTGGCCGCCACTTTCATTCCATCCAAGATAAGTCCCCTGCCCTTCGCCAGGATTGGCAGAACTGATAGCGCGTAAATAGTTAGCCGTCACACGGCCATTTACATCACCTCCGACGCGTGGAAAAGCCCCAACATTGTCGGCATTCAGTCCAATATCTTTTGTGCCATCAAAAGCCACACCGGCAATTTTGCGGGCAGTGGCCAGCTTGGTAGCTGCCACGGCCGTGCCGTTACTCGGCAATCCGCCCAGGTTTTTTAATGCGTCTGTGGCAGTTTTTGCACCAGTGCCACCACTGGAAACAGGCAGCGCCGTGTTTAATGTCAGCCCACCCGCCACCGTCATGGCACTGGCAAAAGTGGCATCCTTAACGACCTTCATAGTTTCGTTAACGGTCACAGGTGAGTCGATGGAAACCGCAGAGGTGAAAATATTCGCTTCCGGCCGGTTATATCCGATGTACAGCGTTCCGCCCGTCAGAGAACCCGCCTCTTTTAGGCTTGCCGCCAGCGTGGTGTTGCCGTTGTTATGATCGCGCAGAATGACAGCATCATTCTTTCCACGAATGACAGAATTCGCATTGGATGAGGAAAGGCTGATCCCCGATTCAGGCCGTAAAACACCATTAGCGATTTGAACCATATCGTTTTGCCCATCACAAATAATGCGGGCTTTAATGGTGCCGGTTTCGTCCCTGGCATCCATCCGCATCACGCCCTCACCTGCCGGATAAATGGCAGAGGAAAAGCCACCTAAGGCACGCCCTGCGTGCGGGTCTGTATCTGTCAGCGTGTTAGTCACACGGAAATACATGTTGCCCATTGAGGTTAGCGCGCTCGGCAAATTAGCGGCAGACACCGTACCTACGCGACTTGTAAATGACATATAAGCTTCATAGTCATTTGCACGCATAATACCCATCCGATAATTAGCCTGGATCGAACTTGCCACCTCAAGGTTGGCCGCCATTTTCACACTGGACGCAATGCTGGTTAGTTTGCCCATGCTGACAATATCTGCGTTATCACCCGCCCTTGCGACACCCAGCCGCGTTAAGTCGGCCAGCTCAAGGCTGCTGCTGTCAAAAAGCTTTCTCCACCCAAACGGTAACGTGGTGGCACTGGTCTGCACCCAAGCCCAGCCGCTTACATCAGCCGTGCTGACGTTTCCGACACGCACGTAAACGGTGCCCGTCCGGCAATGCAAATACTGCGTGAGCGCCGCCCCGGCGTTATACCACCGACGATGGCTTACCAGCGTGTCAGCTGCCTGATAGGTTGCCCCCAGCGGATGATCGTCAAAATAACCGGCCAGCGTCACGCCCCCGGATAAACCCACAATAGACGGATCATAAAGTTTGGTGATCGTGGCGTTATCCACGTTAGGCATCACATTACTGATTGCGCCCACGTCTGCCGGAGTCAGGGTAATGTCTGTGGTCAGCGCCTTTTTATTCACCGTGCGCGTTTTCGGTACACCGTTGAGCGTATTCAGCGCCGCAGCCGGATCGGCAATGTCTGCCAGGTTCTTATCCCGCCGCAGATATAAGCTACTGCCCTTAGGGCGCAAATCCGTGATCACGCCGTTGGCGTCGATGCTGGCCAGGGCAAACACGTAGTGCGCAATCTCGCTTTGAACGTAGTCTTTCAGCGTGGTAGCCAGGGTAAACTTGATATCGGTTTTGTATTCGCTGGTCAGCGTGCCGTGATAGCTCACATCCGCCCACACCTTCATTGGCTTAGTGGTCACGGTGATATTCGTTTTAGCCGCCAGGCTGGCACGCAGTCCACCCACGTAACCCACACCCGCCGTCACAAAGAATTGCGTACCTGTTTTGGACACCAAAAAGCCGTTATCGAAAAATGCCCCGGCGCCGTAAATATCCAGATTAGCCAGGCGCAGAGATTCATCCATACCCGCCAGGCGTGCCGTGAAATCAATCTGCCAGGTTTCGGCCGGTGTGCTGATCAACGTCTGCGTTTCCGCCCCGTTGTACTCCATCAGGAATGAACGGGTTAACACGTTGCCCTGCTGGCCGCTGGCGTTCTTCACTTTGCTTTGTAACGGCGCATGTACCACCATTGCCAATTTGCCGGTGGCCTTATTGATAAGCCCGATCCAGTTAAACGAGAAATCGCCCACGTCCGCGCCCAGCGTCACCGAATACACCACAGCGTTTTGATTGACCAGACCGGTTTTTTCAACCGCCTGGCGGTAGACGATTTGTGCGGCAGGTGGCACGCCCTCGGCGCGATCAATCGGTTTGTTAACGTCCAGATTTGGCACGTTGGCAAAAACAAACTCATCCAGGACAATGGCCTGGCCGTTGGCGGCCTGCGCGGCTTTCCACTGCTCAAACGCAGTCGTAATCACGGTCTGTGACATGTTATTTCCTTATAACTTTGCGCCAAACGTGGCGGTACCTGTTTCAACCACACCCAGGCTGGCGGGATAACAAACGTATTCGCCCTGATTCCATCCGGCGTGAATGCGCATCCCGGACGTGGTGATTACTTCAAACTGATAACGGCGGCAGGTGCGGCCGTACTGACGGATAATCTGCAACAATAAATCTGCGTTATCTGAAATCTGGCTATCGGTCACCCGGACAATGATCACATCCCAATCAATGCCCGACTGGCGTTCCAGCAGTTCAACATAGCCAATCCCCAGGCGCTCAAAGATGGCAATAAAACCGGAAACTGAACCCGCGTCCTGTGCATTGATAAACGCGAACGCCACGCGCTTGCGAAACAATGACAGCGGTTCACCGTTAAATCGCGCAATGTCACGGTCATAGGCCAGAAGGTTTAACAGCGGTTCGGCACAGGTCAGCGGATCAAACTGCTGTAATGGCCAGGTCACCCACTCCACAATCCCCGTCCAGAACTTCACGGCGGCTTTCAGCATCCTGGCCGGTTCGCCCCGGTTCATCCATGACGGCAATTTCAGACTTTTCATTTTTGTGGCGAAATCAGACACCTTTCACCTCCACTTTCAGCGTGGCCAGACGCGGCACGCTCAGTTCACTGACGATATCGCCTAAGGAAAACACCAGGGATTCGATCACATCAAACTGTTTATGCAGCTCCCTGCCCAGGTTGGAAAAGGAGAAACGCGAATAAGGCCAGGTGCGTTTTACGTCGTATTCTGCGTTTTGCCGGAAAGCGCTGCGGATCAGGTTGCTGACGCCGGAAATCAGCGCGGCTTTTTCCTCGCCCGTCATGTTGTCCGGGTTGGTCACGAACAGCGTGACCGTTAAATTGTGCTGCGTCTCCGGCATGGCCATGCACTGCAAATCATCGCCGTGGCCATGATGCCCCTGCGTGGTGATGTACTCATTCACTGCATCAATAAACGGCTGGGACGTTTCGCCGCTGTCTAACAGCAAATAGGCGTTTGCCGTACCGGCACCGCGCGGGGCGTCATGCACAAAGAAAATGCGGTCAACGCTTAACCCCACGACGCCCGCAATCATGCTGCGATACACCGCATCGGTGTGGTAGTTGCCCACCAGGTTGAACTGATTGCGGCACCTGTCCCGTAAATCATCGTCGGATTCTTCATCCGCACCCGGCGTTAACAGCCAATCATCCTCGTTAACGGCTTGACTGATACCCGCCACCGCCACCGGTAAAATGCGGTAGTAACCCGGTGCCAGGTTGTACGCATTCCCGGCCGCCATCGCTGTAACCGGGATCAATGCACTGGCCACGCCCGCCGCCAGAGTCGTATCCGCATCCACCGCCACCGCATACGTCACACCGTTAATGCGCTCCGTCTGGATAATGGTTCCGGCCGGTACGGTCACCGGCTGACTGGCGGTTTCCTTGTAAAAACGGATCACCCCTTTTGCCGCGCTGGCGGGTTTGGCCGTGAGGTTTACCCCCCATGCCAGCATCCGCAACATGGCACCGCTGGCCGTGGCCAGGTACATATTGGCCAACACCGTATTGATTAGGACGTCTTTAATCCACAAAACAGGCGTGGTCACAATGGCGGTAATGAGTCGCCAGAACGGTGACATTCGGGAGGTATTTGTGATCATCCCTTCCGCTTTAACAATCGCCGTAAACTGCTGACTGATTTCCTCTTGAGTGACCGGCATCCCGCTCTCTTTGAGTACCGCCTCAAAATCAATGGTAGGTTTTTCACTCATAATTCACCCTGGCTTCAATTTTGCCGAAATCATAGGTTTCCGCCGTTGCCCACAGACGTTTTGCGGATTCCTCCGCTATGTTCACCGTGCCGGGAATAATGCGTTCATCACTTTCAATTAATAAAATCATTTGAGTAATCACATCGGCGCGTAATGTCGGGCTACGCTCTGCCACTAATAACGTGGTTAACCCGCTTTCAATAATGGCGTGGACAATATCCTGTGCAATGCTGGTACGGTTATTACATAAGCCCGGTTCATTACCTGCATTCAACGTAAAATCACGCCCGGTAATAAGGAGATCGACATACAGCAAATCCGTCATTAATTTAATTCCTGCCATTCCATTAGCTCGGCCGGTGTTAATCCTTTGGAAGGATGAATATTCACGGTGCCGATTTTTTTACTGTTATCAATTGTGGTTTCCGTATTGGTATTGATTTCCTTTTTCAATCCGCCACGTTCCACCCCTTTTACCGTTCCCCCCGT